AGTGATCACGCAATGCAATTCTTGCTTGACCCTGAGATTGATGACAAAGCAACAGGTGGTGGTACTCGTGGTCGTGGTCGTCTTATTACTTTGAAGCACGCTGGCTCACTATGCCGTATGCAGACTTGTAACCCCAAGGCAAAGATTGAATCTAAGACCTACCACTTTGTCCTTATTGACGAGGCTCAGGAAGCCGATGAGACCATGATTGCTAAGTCAATCAAGCCTATGCTGGCGTTCAACAACGGAACAATTGCATTAACAGGAACTGCTAACAGACAGAAATCTTATTTCTATCGTATGATTCAGTACAATAAGCGCCGTTCTGCCAATGGTGGACGAAAGTTTCGTGAAGCCCATTTTGAGTACGATTACCGTACTGCATCAAAATACAACGATAATTACTCTAAATTCATCTCTAAAGAGAAACTGCGTATTGGTGAAGACTCCGATGAATTCCAGATGTCTTACTGTAATAAATTTATTCTTGAAAAAGGAATGTTTGTTACTGAAGAACGCATGGATCGCCTATATGACCAATCTATGCCTTTGGTCAAAGAATGGTGGCGCACACCCTGTGTGGCAGGCATAGATGTGGCTCGTTCTAATGACTCCACGGTTGTGACTATTGTGTGGGTTGACTGGGACCATCCAGACCCATTTGGCTTCTATGAACACCGTGTACTTAACTGGCTTGAGATTAACAACGAAGAATGGGAAGCCCAATATTTCCATATTATTGACTTCCTTCGCCATTATGACCTGCTTCGTGTAGGAGTGGACTCACAGGGCGTAGGAGGCGCTGTAGCAGAGCGTCTAGCGCTACTTCTACCCGATATTGAGGTTTTACCCATCTCGTCTGATTCAAAGGCTCAGAACGAGCGCTGGGTGCATCTGACGGAACTTATTCAAAGAGACCAATTGATTCTTCCAGGACATTCTAAGGCTCGCCGTACTCGTACATGGAAGCGTTTTAACCAGCAGATGTCTGACCTTGAAAAAATCTATAAAGGACCGTACTTATTAGCGGCGGCTCCTAACGAGCGTGGTGCATTTGACGACTATCCAGATTCATTGGCTATTGCCTGTTCTTTGACAGTTATGGACACAATGCCACAGGTGCAAGCGTCCAATAGCCCGTTTTTCAGATAGACCCTTTAAAAAATGGTATTCTTGTAGAAAGTCAATACCCCTTTTATGGAGGAATAACAAAGTGCCAGTTTCACCAGTTCCAATGTTCCCAGAGCGTGGAGAACATATTTTTGAGCGTGGGTTTGCTCCAAGCATTCCAATGAACAAAGGTCCTCTTCGTTTTGAAGAGGGAGTCGCTACCGATACCGATGTCCCTAATGACTTCGCTCAAGGTGCATACATGGACACCGCTCCATCTCCAATGCGTATGAACCACAACAACCCTGAGATGTTCTACAAGCATGCAGAGCAGACAATGCAGGAGCGTGCCCATGTGGGTGCAGCATCTTGGATTGAGGCTCCTACTGTTCTCAGCGAGTTTGTTCAAGGTTCAGTTGCAGGCGATTCAATGCCATACTTTGAGTACGAGTACAACACGGGTGGACACATGAACCGTCCGAACCCAACTGTCGTTTACGACTGATACTCGTGGAGGGCGCATCAAACAGCGCTCCTGCACAGGACAGTAGCGGTCCTACCTCTACGGCTAGTATGCCTATTGCTCCTGTGTATGCAGGAGCCATGGTCTCTTATAACTTCTCACCTGTTTTGCGTACCAGCAAAAAAGAGTTTATGAGTGAACAATTTTATCAACGACCCGAATATGGGACTGATTACCCTAGCCCATTTGTTCCTACACCAATGGGTCCTCGTGGTGGTATTGATGTTCAGCGCCATATGTCTGGAATTGGTATCCCTTACACCGATCCTTTAGACAACTTCAAACCAGGTCGTCTGGACATTGATAAGAAGCAACAGCCAGTGCGCCGTCCTTCCCGACCAGTTGACTCTAGTCGCCAGCGTAAGCGTGGTTCTGCCGCTTATCGTAAGGTAAATAAAGAAAACGCTGATTACGGTCAGGAAATGTAATGGCTCGTAAAACTGAAAGTGGATTAGTTGTTCCAGATGAAATGGGACTTTCTTATACTCCACAAACTATGCCTACATCGGCTTTCAGCCATGCATTTCCAAAAGAACCACATACAAATCCTGAAACTGGTAGGACTACCCAACGCAATAGTATGACGCCTGATTGGGACGCTCTCATGCGTAGCCCAGAAGTTAGAAGGGGTGCAGAAAATTTAGTTGGACTTTATTCCACTGCTGTTAAAAATCCTGAGATGCTTCAGCAAGGTCGTGAATACTATTCAAAAGAAAATAGACGACTTACACATATTGGTGAACAGTTTAATGAAGTTCGTGCAAAGCGGGGACTACAAACATACTCAGAAGATGACCCTGCCGTTGCTGGTCTTCTTTTAGCAGGTGCTTTTAGTCAAAATAACACAGAAGCAAACAGAGAACGACTTATTGATAAAACTATTACTACTGGTGATGTTGCAGCACACTTGGGTACAGAAACTATAAATAATGCAATTAAAACAGGCACTCACGCCATGGATGTTTTTGCAAATATGGGTCAAAATCAAGGCTTAAAACTATACGATTACAGTGGTTCTATATACCACCCAGGAGCATGGCGTGGAGATTGGCGTGGAGTTAATCGTGGTCCTGGATATACAATTGATCGTCATCAACACGATGCTGTCATGGGTCAACCAATGGGTGACTTTCAAAGACCACTTTCTAGTAGTGGAACTAATGCTCGCCGTTATCGTTCTTTTCAAGCGGCTCACCTATTAGCACACCATGGTCCTGGTGGCGCAGAAGAATTGTATGGTCATGGAGATTCTCCTGATACATTCCAAGCCATCACATGGGGACCTTGGCGTGGAGGTTATACCTGATATGGACCCAGCAATCGCTTCTATCATTGTCGCCGTTATTGGTGCATTTGTAACTCTTGTAGGTATTGCAATTAAAGAGTTTAAATCAATGAAACAAACTAACAGTGTTGACCACGATCAAGTAATGCACAGATTGGACAAAGTGCAGTCCAGTGTTGACCATGTAGGCGTGCGTCTTGACGACCATATTGATTGGCATTTGACGAAGTAGGGTCTCAGCATTGTGCATCAGTTCATGCTACGATGCACAATAAGTTCTTGAATAGAACTTTGCATAGATACCCCAGGGAGTCAAGATGGCAAACAAAGACAAAAGGTCTTTGTATGACGACTTGATGGCACCTCGCTTGAACGCTAACCAAGTTCATTGCAAGTTGTCCGTCATGATGTCAGACATGGAAGAAAAAGATATTGAGGCTCTTAATAAAGCCATTGAATTGATTAAAGCCGATAGAGGTCAAGGTCGTTCAAAAACTTACAGTGCGTCATGGCTCACACAAAACTTGCGTAAGCACGGTCATTCCGTCAGCATCAGTACAATTCAACGACACATAAATGGAGAGTGCCCTTGTGAGCGACTTGGCGAGTGATCTTAATAAACCAGCAAACAATGCCAAGGCTCTTGGTAAGTTGCTTGAAGTATTAGAACGACAAAACATTGATGTCAATGAAATTGGTTCTGTAAAGCGTGTATCTCTTTATCAATCTTTAACAAAAGATGCTGACGGTGAAGCACAAATACATGACTTAAGTGCTATTCAGTTCTCACCCAAGTGGGCAGAAGGTCCTGAATGGAATCCTGTTCATCAGGGACCAGCAGTTAAGTTGCCACCTGTAAAAGTTACAAAGAGTAACAAGCAAACAGAATGGAACACAGCAGTAGTTCTTCCTGATATGCAGATTGGTTATTTCCGTAACTCACACGGTGAACTAGAACCAATACATGACGAAGCCGCTATTGATATTTGTATTGCAATGATTAAGGATTTGAAGCCTGAAAAAGTTGTTATGCATGGTGATAACTTGGACTTTGCTGAGTTTGGTAAATACCGACTTAGTCCTGCTTATGCATTGACGACTCAAAAGTCCATTGATTACGCCACTATTTTGTGTGCTCGCCTTCGTGCAGTAGCACCTGATGCTGAGATTGTTTGGCTTGCAGGTAACCACGAAGAACGACTTGTTAACTACACATTGGACAATGCTAAGGCTTCGTTTGGTTTGAGGCGTGGAGACACACCAGATAACTGGCCTGTGTTATCTGTTCCATTCTTGTGTCGTTTTGATGATTTTAATGTTAAGTATGTTCCTGGTTACCCTGCTGGTTACTACTGGATTAACCAGAAGTTGAAAGTTATCCACGGTACTCGTGTTAAGAGCAATGGCTCTACAGCACACATGTATTTGGCTAATGAGAAGACATCAGTTCTTTATGGACATATTCATCGCCGTGAATGGGCTGAAGTAACTCGTGAAGACTACGATGGTCGCAAAACTATTCTTGCCGCCTCCGCTGGTTGTCTTGCTCGTGTAGATGGTGTTGTACCTTCCACTAAGGGTGGTATTGACCTTGATGGTCGTCCAATGACTATCACTGAGAATTGGCAACAAGGTCTCTGTGTGGTGACATACAAAGACGGTGACGCTGAATTCAATCTTGAGATGATCCCTATTCGTGATGGTTGGGCGATGTACCACAACAAGGAATACAAAGCATAATGACAACTATTGTAGGTATTCAGGGTGACAACTACGCTGTTATTTGTACTGACAGTCGTATATCGTCTTTTGACGAATCAGGTATGGCATATCAAGTAACTACACTTGGGGCAGGTTCTAGCAAGATTGCCGCAAATGGTAAATACATCCTTGGAGCCGCAGGTGATGTGAGAGCCATCAACATCCTTCATCACGCTTTCACACCACCTCCTCCACCCTTGCATGCCTACGGCAAAAAGTTAGACCAGTTCATTACCCGACAGTTCATCCCAGCATTACGAACTTGCTTTGACGAGCAGGGCTATTCTGTCCCAGAGCGTGAAGGCTCTGAACATATGGCTGAACATGGGTCCACCATTATTTTGGTGGTTCATGGAACCCTCTATATTATTGACGGAGACTACTCGTGGACATCGGACACGGCTGGAATCTATGCCATTGGTACAGGGTCTTCCTATGCTCTTGGTGCCCTACAGACCCTTGCAGGGGGTAAGAAACTGAGTGCGCAACAGGCAAAAACTATTGCTAACAAGGCTCTTGCTGTAGCCAGCAAATTTGACCCATATACGGGTTCACCCTTCCAAGCCTTTACGCAAGAACGAGAAGTAAAAAAATAGTATCATTAAGTGACCCATTTAAGGAGCACTAATGGCTACAAAGAACCAGCAGGTCGCAGACCAGACTCTAAAAGGTGCCGTTGTCGGCGCACTTTCGTTTTTTCTTGCTAAGGCAAACATTGACCCAGGCGCACAGGCTGCAATCATGCCTCTTGTTATCACAGGTCTTGCCTATGCAAGCACCATGATCGGTGACAGGGGTACAGCAAACTTTCTTGCCAAGGCTTCGGAAGAACTTCCAGAACTTGTAGAAGAAGTTCAGGCAGAAGTGGCTAAAAAGAAAGCCACTGCTAAAAAGGCTTCTGCTAAGAAAGTGGCTCCTGCTAAGAAAGCGGCTTCAAAGGCTGGCAATTAATGCCCGCTGATGAAATTGTTAATCCTGACAGTTTTGAATACAACAAGGTTAACAAGGTTAACCCTAGCACAGTAGCCGAAACTACCAAAAAATATGGTGGGTCTACTACTTTTGCATTAACAGGTGAGCCTGCTGAATCGGGAACTTCTGTATCACTTGGTGGCTTTGAAGACCGTGTTCCTGTAGATGACTTTGGTGTGAGTGATGTTACCCGCTATATGCATACTCCAGAACACCACGCCGCTTTGACAGGCCGTCCACATAGAGCACTTGGCACTTGGATTGACGAAGACGAGAACGAAACTCCACAGGTTTTCCTAGATGTTTCTAAAGTGTACCCAGAAACTTCTCAAGGAAACAAGGAAGCCCGTGGTGCTACTGTTGCTGGGAATCAGATGGGTAATTTTAACCTTCGTACATTTACTACTGAATATAACCCATTACACCCCGATGTACTAAAGCGTGCAGGTGGTAATGTGGAGTTACAACCAGGTGAAGCAGAACGATATACTACTTCTGACGCACCTATTGGTGATGAAGTAGTATTTGGAAACACAACAGAACGACAAACTTTTTCCCGTGGTCGTGGTAAGAAAAAGGCAGTGGTGCCAGCAGGTCAAGGAAACTTTATTTTTCTTGGAACTGGTAGTCAATTGAAACCACCACCAAAGAAAAAGTAGTAAGGTCTAACTTATGGCAATGGACTTTTGGTCCCCATCTTATAGAGCGGCATCTAGCGACCTTACAGTTGCTATTTCTCCTCTTGGATTGGTAGAACTCGCAGACGAAGAATTTGAGGTTCATGGCCCACGCCTGAACCGTTACTCTGCGGCATGGGCTTGGTACCTTGGTCACCACTGGTCATATCGCCGTGAGATGGGTGAATCTCAGTTCTACATGAACTATGTCCGTGTAATGTCGGACTACATCACCAACTTCTGCTTTGGTAAAGGTATTCAATTCCGTTGTCCTGAGCAAAATGCCGCAATTATTCCACATCTATTGGCTCAAGTATGGGAAAACCATAACTCAAAGCATTATGTTCTTTGGGAAATGGGTCAATTAGCATCTGTAACTGGTGACTGTTTTGTCAAAGTTGCTTATGAAGAGCCTTATGTGGACTCCGTAGGTGTTCCCATTGAAGGAAGAATTCGTATTATTCCTTTGAACCCAGCGCATTGTTTTCCTGAGTATCACCCACATGACCGTGATCGTTTGTTGCGCTTTAAACTTAAATACCGTTTCTGGGGTACCTCTCCTGAAGGAACTCGTCAGGTATATACCTTCACTGAAATCCTTTCTGACGACATGATTCAACAGTTCATCAATGACGAATTGATTGACCAATATCCAAATGCTTTGGGCACAATTCCTGTTGTACATATTCCAAATACTTCTATCTCATCATCTCCTTGGGGTCAGTCAGACATCTGGGACATCATCCCATTGAACCGTGAACTTAACGAAAAGATGGTTGAAGTTTCTGACATCATCAACTACCACGCCGCACCTGTCACTATCATCACTGGTGCTAAGGCTTCCCAGTTGGAGCGTGGACCTAAAAAAGTGTGGGCAGGTCTTCCTAAAGATGCCAGCGTTTTCAACCTTGAGTCTCGTGGTGAGATGTCAGGAGCCTTGGAGTACATCCAGTTCCTAAAGCGCACTATGCACGAAATGACTGGTGTTCCTGAAACTGCACTTGGTCAATTCCAGCCCGTGTCTAACACATCTGGCGTTGCTTTGGCTATTCAATACCAGCCAATGATGAACCGTTTTATGATGAAAAAGGTTCACTTTACTAAGGGTCTTGAGCGTGTCAACGAAATTGTTATCCGTACAGCGGCTGTATTTGAGCCACAAATGCTCCAGTACAACCCAAGCAAATCGGCTATGCCTGAGCGTGACCAAGCAACTCAATTAGATCCTGCTGACCCTTTGACCTATAAGACAACTGTCCACTGGCCTGAGCCATTGCCTGTTGACCAACTTATTAAACTCAATGAGGTTCAAGCAAAGATGGCACTTGGTTTGGAATCCAAGCGTGGTGCCTTGCGTATTCTTGGCGAAGAATTCCCGAATGAAAAGATGGACGAAATCTTTGAGGAATTGCAAGATGACGCTATGGATCAAGGCGCTCTTGACATGCTAAATGCTCAAATCCAGATGGCAGTAATGCTTGCCACTGGTATGGTTCCAGGACCTGACGGTCCTGAAATGACTTCGGCTGGAGGTGCTAGTGTATCTTCAGCAGGAGGCTCTCCTGATGGGGGACCAATGCCTGGTCCAGTCATTACCCCCCAAGAAGAGCAGATGGTAAATCAACTTGTAAGCAAGGCATACGGAGCAAGGTTCGCCCAGCGCCGTGTGCCTGACGAAGAATAAATAGTCATATCAATTAAGACCCTAAAAGCCAAACTAACAAAGTAGGTAACACTCATGGCAAAGAACAGTAGTCCCGAAGGGGACATTATTTCCGTCCCAATGGATGCTCCAATGGTGGAGCAATTTGTAGAAGACGCAATGTCTAAAACAAATGGAAAAGTATTTTCTGAGGACGATGTTGAAAACATCCGCAAACAGGAAAAAGACAAGATGTACAAGCGTCTTGAAGAAGCAGATACCCGTGTAAAAAGCATGGAAGAGCAAATGGCTGTTATTGCCGCAGAGCGTGAAGCCGCTCGCAAAGAAGCAGAATTGCGTGCCAACAAAGAGGCAGAAATCATCCGTCAGCGTGAAATTGACGAAATGAGCGCAAAAGAACTTCTTCTAAAGAAAGAAGACGAGTTCAATCAGCGCATTAACTCTGTTGAGGCAGAGTGGCAGGAACGCCTTAATGTCATTGAACAACAGCGCCAAGCACAGGAAGCACTTCTTGATAAAGAGCGCCAAATGCAGGCTTTGATCCATTATCGCAACAACAGACTCCAAGCAGAGCAGGAAGCCATCATTCCTGAACTCATTGACTTGGTGTCAGGAAACAGCGAGGAAGAGATTGAACAATCAATTGCTGTACTTCGTGAGCGTTCATCTGCTATTATTGAATCAATCCAACAAGCGACTGCGCAACAGCAAGGTCGTTTGCGGGGGGCGCCAGTAACGGCTCCTCCTGTTGGGCCAATGGAAACTCAGACGGAATATCAACAGTTAAATGCGGATGACATCCGCAATATGTCAATGGATCAGTATTCAAAAATGCGGGACAGGCTCCTAAATGCACGGTCTTCACGAGGCCGTTTCTAAAAACCCATACAAACCCCTATCCACGGAGGATAATAAATCATGGCCCTTCCAGGTCCCGCAGGTGGTGCAGTAACAACGGCAGGTGCAACAAGTGCAACTGGCTATACCGTTGGAGGCACCGCTCTCTCCCCAGCAATCCAGACTATCTGGTCCAAAGAAATCCTTTTCCAAGCGATGCCAGTGCTTCGCTTTGAGCAGTTTGCCGTCAAGAAGACGGAACTGGGCGTTATGCCAGGTCTCACCATTAACTTCATGCGTTACAACAACCTTGCAACTGACGAATCAGCAGGCGCTGAATTGACAGAAGGTACCCGTATGGAGCCAGTGGCTTTGTCCGCTAGTCAAATCCAGATCACCGTTAAGGAACAGGGTAAGGCAGTTTCGGTTACCGAACTTCTTCTCAACGCTTCGTTTGACGATGTTATGGCATCATCTTCTCGCCTTCTTGGTCGTCACATGGCACAGTCTATGGACATCCAGGCTCGCAACACTCTTTACCAGGCTGGTGTTCCTTTTGGTGGCGGCGCTGCCGTTGCACCATCAGTTGTCTTCGGACGCACTGCTCCTTCTACTCGTGGTCCTCGTGCTCCTTATGAGTATGCAGCCGCTGGTAACTCAGGTGCTCCTGGCTACATGTCACCTGCAACCGTTAAGGACGCAGTTGAGATCTTGGCTAACCAGAACATCCCACGCCTTGGTGATACCTATGTGTGCTTCGTTCACCCATCACAGAGCCGTTCCATCCGTGACTGGCCAGAATTCATTGAAGTAACGAAGTATGCCGCTCCAGGTAACTTCATGCTTGGTGAAATTGGTCGCTTGTACGATGTGGTCTTCATTGAAACCACTCAGGTCAAGTCAGGTCTCGGCAAGGTTGACTCCAACCCAGCAACGAGCACAGTAGACGCAGTTCTTAGCAACTCGTACTCATCCATCATGATCGGTGATAACGCCTTCGGACAAGCCATTGCATTGCCAGTGGAACTCCGTGACGGTGGAGTCATTGACTTTGGTCGTGAGCACGGTTTGTCTTGGTACGCAATCTGGGGCTTTGGTGTAATCACACACGAATCTCGTGTTATCATCAACACCCTCGGTGGCGCAGTTCCAACTGCCTAATCCACTACTATAACTTCCTAGTGGGGGAACGGCGAAAGCCTAGTACCCCACTTTAAGTTGTTTTTTTAATCACTACCAAAAGGAGTAGCCATGGCTACAAAGAAAACAAATGTTACAACCACAGACATCTTCTCAGAGCCAGAGGAAACAACCACAGAGGTTGTAGAGACAGAAGTACCTGCAAAGGCTTCTGTTGTCGCTCCTGGAGCACCTGAGTCCAAGAAAGGCCGTGTTAAAGGCACTTGGAGAATGTACTGGGGTCAAGACACTTTTGATTTTGAAGATGGGAAGACATACACGCTTCCTGTAGGTCTCTATGACCACCTCAAAAACCACGGGAACATCTACGACACTCTTTAAGGAATAAATGTCTGGCTTTACAATTCCAAACACGCCTGATTCATTCAATCAAAATCAGGCAGAGCCAGACTCCCTAGATTTCCAAATTTTAGGAAATCAAAGAAGTGGTGTAGTCAGTGGTTGCGCTGTTAGCCCTAATGCTACTGCTCAAAAAGTAACTGTTGCCGCTGGTGAGGTACTCATCAATGGCTCGTACTACCCATACGCTGGTGGAATAGTTGATTTAACTGCTTATGCATCACCTGCCTTCTTTGATGTTATATACGCCCGTTTATCGGGATCAACCGTTACTTGTTATGCAGTTGCCCCTGCAACTGGTAGCACAAACCCTAGATTCCCATCATCTGGTTCTGGTGCAAACCAAGTAAACCTTGACACGACAGATGTTGTATTGGCGTCTATATACCGTGTTGATAATGGTGTAGTAGATTCAGGAGCCATCGTTGACAAGCGTGTCTTTGTGCGCTCTACCACAAACCGTACCCTTGGGGATACTGTCTCTGCTAACAGAGGTTCTGCTGGTGACACCTTCGTCAACACATCATGGACACCTGGAAGCACGACTGCTTCTCCGTTTTCAGTAAAAGTTGGGTCAACTTGGTACAACCTTGCATACTGGACGGCTAACAGTAACATCTCTACTTCTGGCACCATTACAGCAGGTTCTTTTGTAGGACCACTGTCAGGTAATGCAACTACTGCTACAAGTGCCACAAGCGCTACAAGTGCAGGCACCGTTCCATGGTCGGGTGTTTCTGGAAAACCATCTCTAGTAGAAAATAACGGTGGAACTTATTCCATTAATATTACTGGTTCTGCTGGTTCTGCTGGCTACGCTGGTTCTGCTCCATTCTTGTACAACTCAACTTATGGAATATACTTTAGTCTTATCAATGCTGGAGCCTGGGGAACTGCTGCAACTATAAATGCTTACTCTTATATTTCTACAGGTTCTACGGATTACCAGTTTACATCAAGTGGTCAATACACTTACCTTGGGGAAGCCTGTCTTCGTGTCGTAAACGCAACTACTGCTTATACACAATTGATTTCTGCTGGTCGTACTGCCCTCATCAGTTCTAACAGTAGTATAGGTACATCGGTATCTAGTCGTAGGTTTAAAGAAAACATTGTTGAATACACCGATTTAACAAAAAGAATTTTAAATGTTAATCCAGTAACTTTTGACTACAAATCAGAACATATTGAAGAAGACTCACAAGACACTCGTTTTAATCAGTTTGGTTTAATTGCTGAAGACATGCATGATGCTGGCTTAACTCATCTTGTCTATTACGACAAGACTGAACAACCAGAAGCAATTAACTACACAATGCTTGCAGTAGAACTCTTGGGTGTTATTAAACAACAAGAAAACACAATTACAGAGTTAACAGCACGAGTTGAAGCCTTAGAGGGTAAATGAGTGAAGAACCACGCCCTCTACCCACGCCAACAGGGTCGGTAACTGACATTACTCGTGTGCGTTCTGTTATGTCCCACAGACACCGTGAACAACAGCCACAAGTCAACCAACCATACCAAGACACCCTTCCAGGTGCGGGTTCAGGAGATCAATAATGGCGTCTACAACTAGCACTGGATTAACAGTCCTTGAACATACCATTCAATTGGCTCGCAACTACCTTCGTGATTTCCCTAAGTTCTTTCAGGTGTCCTTTGACACTATTGGTCGCACCTACGAGTTGGGTCAAGTAAACATTGACCCAGACAGCATTTGGGTGGCTACAGTTACCAGCAATGTTGTTACCCAATTAACCACAGCGCAATACAGCCTTGACCACCGTAATGGAATTATGCGCCTTGCCAGCACCCCTGCGGCTAATACCACCATAATGATTGAAGGGTATTACTACGAGTGGGTTCTTCCTGAAGATTTACAGTTTTACGCAGAGCGTTCAATTAACTTCCATAAACCTACTATTGACATTCCTTTAGAGCAGGCTAACCAAGCAGTATTGGATGTAATCGGCTTAGGCGCTCTTATAGAGGCTCTACAAGCCCTTATGACAGAGTACGCCCGTGATATTGATGTCATGACATCAGAATCCATCCACATACCTGGATCTCAGCGTTTCCGTATGCTCCAGAGCCTGTGTCAACAATGGGAGGTTGAGTACCACAAGCACGCCAATAACCTCAACATTGGTCCTGAGCGTATTTCTCAATTCAGCCTTCGCCGTATTTCTCGCACAACCAATCGTTATGTACCTCTATACAAGGGTAAGGAAATTGGCGAATATGGTCCAATTGAGCGTATCTTTATTGAAGATACAGAAGGACATATCCTTGTTACAGAGGCGGATGAGCCACTGCGTGAAGATGTGTTTATTGACGGTGAACCCCCAACTGCTTACTCAAGCAACGCTTTTTACTAATGGAAATCCGCAGAGAACTAGGAAACATTAGAAAGCACTACCGTAGGTACCAGCAAGCCTATGGTGAGTCTGTGGTCTGGTTTGAGTTCACTCCACTAGGCACAAACACCTCAACCCAGTCCGTGTATGACGATGTGTACGATGAAGGCGTTCCTGGTACTGGTGGACGCAGATACAAAAATGGTGTTGTAGTCCCTATCTTGATGGTTACTGAGGCTGAAGACCAAAAGCGTGCTATTCCAGAAGGCCGTCAGGCTGTGGAATTGGCTAACTTTGTGGCGTCTATCCAAGACTTCCGAGAGGCTGGGGTTACCTCCCCATACGAATATAAAAGCCATTTAAATGATATGTTTTTATATGACGGGCGCTACTTTTCAGTGGTGTCCTACCGTGTCCGTGGACGAGCCTCTGACGATGTTATTGTCGTGGTTGAAGGTATTGAAGTCTATATTAATCAAGAAATGCCTTTTGATGTGGGACCAGCAGCGACCTCTTCACAGAACCTTCCTTGGCCTTCTGCGTTACCTCAACTCTGATAAACTGTATATAACCTTAGTAAGCACTAAGGGGTACAACGCCTAGAGTCCCGTGGGAGAAGTAATGACTTCTGCACAACTGCATACATCCAAGGACTCTAAGGGTATTATTCACGGTGAGTTTCCTTTCATTTTTGCTCTAGAAACCCTTGTGGCAAAATACCCAGAAGCCGTAGCGGAAGCAGTCGCTGAGACCCTAAGCAATGAACAAACTCATTTATCTAATGTGATGTCTGACCACCCAGACTGGGCGCATTTATCTGACAAAGCACAAGTCAGTATTTCTGATGGCAGTTTAGAATATGGTGTAAATGAACCATCTGATGAAACAAACATGCTTGAATTTGGTGATCCTAGTAAGAGAGTAGTGGCTACTGGTCTCCTTCGTTCTACAGCGTTTAAGCGCTCACAAGATATTAAAAAACAACTTACTGAGGCTGTATCCCGTAAGTTGGGTGGCTTCTAATGCCAAATAAGGGTTTCCTTCTTGCTGAAGATGCGGCTCTTAAAGCACGCTTTTCTACTTTAACAGTATCCGATGACCGTAATGGCGCTCGTCCTGTACAAGTGTTCTACCGTTATCCAGAGGCAGAAACTGAGCGTGCTTATCCTTTCATGACTATTGAAATGATTGACCTAGTCCACGCTAAAAATCGTCAGCATTCTGAAAATCAATTGGTGTATGCAAAGCCTGGGATACCACAACGCAGTAGATTCAACAATGGTCCTACCTCTATGAACTACTGGCCTAGCCGTCTTTCTGACATGAGCACTATCACAAACATTGGCACAAACGAGTTTGTAGTCAGTAACGAATTTGTACCTGTAGACCTTTTATACCAAGTTTCTACATTTACTCGTAGTGCTCTCCATGATCGCCAACTTAGCAGTCAAATGTTGAGTACAATTGTTCCATTCCGAAAGGGCTTTATTGAAGTCCCAGAGGATGGCACAATGCGGAGATTAGATCTTTTGGATTGGACAACTGCGGACCTTTTGGACTCTGAGTCTGGATACCGTAAGCGTATTTTCCGAAAGATTTACACACTTCAAATGTCGGCTGAGATACCCTCACTTGACATGTTTGGTCTACAACAAATCACTTCAATTGTTCCAACAGTTGAACCAATCACAAGTAACTCGTAACCCCCGTTTATTGCTAAGGAGCAACAATGGCAACATATACTCGCCCAGGTGTATACATCACCGAAGGTCCATTTTCTACAGCCACAGCAGTTGGTACTGAGGTAACGCCCACAGCGTTCCTTGGTACTGTATCTCGTGGACCAATTGTCCCAACACGAATTGATTCGTGGGGTCAATACAAGACACTTTACGGTGACCTAACCAACTCATCTGACCTTGGTTACGCTGTTTACCACTTCTTTTCAAACGGTGGTCGCACTGCTTATGTCAACCGTGTTGCACATACAACAACCACAGGTGGAGCCGCTGATCTCAAAGCAAAATCTGGGTCAATTACAGGAACCATTGCTGGTGGTGCTAACACAACATTGTTCAGAGTACAAGCAAAAAATGTTGGTACTTGGGCAAACTATGCAGCCGCTACAGGAACCACCACTGAAGTTGGTCTTAAAGTAATTATCACTGCGGGATTGCGTAATGGTGTTGCTGAAAGCATTGGTGGAACAGGTGCACCTCTTACTTTCAACCTTGCTGTTGTGTTTAACGGTTCTGAAGTAGAGCGCTGGAATGAAGTATCCCTTGATCCAGACTCCCCACAGTACATCACTACTATTGTTAACTCTTATTCAACTTTTGTAGATGTGTATGAAGTAGATGCCACACTTGTTGCTGGCGTGGTTTACACCATCACTGCTGCAACATACCCTCTAGGAGTCACTGCGGGAACCAACGGCACTGTTGTAGATGGCGACTGGACAGCCGCTATTGATACATTAGAAAGTGTTGAAGGTGCCTTGTTGATCAACCTTGTTGGTCAATCAACTGCTTCACGAATTAACTATGCCCTTACCTACGCTGAAACTCGTGGAAATGGTTTTGTCATTATTGATCCAGACCCAACACAACTTTTGACTGCTGGTATTACTGGTATTACCAACACTTATAACAAGTCTTCCTATGGTGCTGTGTACTACCCAATGATCAAGATGCCAGACCCTGCTCGTTCAGGAACTGCCACCCTTCGTAATACCTATCCAGGTGGGGCAGTCGCTGGATTGTTTACTCGTGTTGAGGCAGAGCGTTCAGTTGGCAAAGCCCCAGCAGGGTACGCCTATGATGTTCGTGGTTCTTATGGTCTTTCCAAGAACTTTACTAACATTGAGACAGGATTGTTGTATGACGCACATGTCAACAGCCTAAAGAACATTCCTGGCGGTGGAGTCATTATCAATGGCTCTCGTACTCTCAAGCGCACCGATATCACAAAGTATGTTCCTGTTCGCCGTACCTTGAATTATGTCAAGTCCAATGTTGAAAACATTGCACAATACGCATTATTTGAACCAAACGGTGAGCGTACATGGACACAACTTAATAGCCGTCTTTCACGCTTCCTTTCGGACTTGTGGGGAGCAGGCGCCCTTAAGGGACGCAACGCTGTTGAGTCGTTCTACATTATTTGTGATGCCACAAACAATCCTGATTATGCAGTACAAAATGGTGAACTTCATGTAGAGGTAGGTGTAGCACTACAAGCACCTGCTGAATTTATCGTTATCAATATCAGCCAGTTCTCTGGCGGAACCAACACCACCGTAGAAACGGTTTAAGGAGTAAATAAAAATGACAATTGCACAACGCACCGACCCACTTCGTAACTTTAAGTTTCAAGTAACAATTGAGCCTAATGGGTCTGCTTTAAAAACAATGACCCCTAATATTGCACAACTTGGGTTTTCCACCATGAGTGGTTTAAGTGTTACCAACGATTTGCTTGCATATCGTGAAGGTGGTATGAACACTCACACACATAAAATGGTTGGTCTATCTGACTTTAGCGCCGTATCGTTTGTTCGTGGTGTTTTTGCTGAAGGAAACGAACTATGGAAATGGCAACAGTTTATCCATTCATGGGAAAGTGGTGTACCTAACGGTAGCAAAGGCACAGATTCAGGACACGATTATCGTTGTGACATCACTGTTGCTGTGTATGACCACCCAACAACTTCAAATGCGTACACCTACTCAAATGGTGAGAGTCTGAACACATCATCTTCAAAAGCAATTGGTAACAAGCGCTTAATGATGAAATTGTTTAATTGCTGGCCTGGAGCATTCAACCTTGGTGGTTTGAGTGCTGGAGACAGTGGTCTTATGGTACAAGAACTTACAGTTCACCATGAAGGATTTGTGTTAGCATTCTCCGCAGCAGAGGCTTCCACCTACTCTCTGATTTGGTAAAACTAAAAGAAAGATTACAAAATGTCAGACAACTTATCCTCACTTGTACAAAGTGCAAACGCCGCTCTTGAAGACCCAGCACCATTTATTGACTCAACTCCACCGACTGATGTTCAGTTGATTAAAGGTTTATTTAATGAAGAAACACGGGAATGGGAAACAACGGCAGTTGTAAGAGAACTAACGGGAGAAGACGAGGAAGCCTTAGCAACTTTTGACGCAAAGGAAGATATTACTTATGGTGAATATCTAGTCCATCTTCTTCAGCGTGCTGTAGTAAGCATTGGTTCACAAGAAGTAAAGAACAACAAAGACATCATTGATAAGTTAATTATTGGTGATCGTGATGTTCTATTCTTGGCAGTAATTCGTGCAACATACGGTAGGACTCGTGAAGTTCAATTAACATGTGGAAATTGTGGTGGAAGTAATGATGTCACAATTGATTTAGAAGAAGACTTCAAAATGGAAAAAACAGACAGAGATTTGTCTGCTCCATTTGTTGTCACTTTAAAAAATGGAAAAGTTGCATCTTTTAATATGCCAACTACTGGTGACAGTCGTTATGCATCTAAAAAGGGTAAGACTGCGGCAGAACAAAATACATGCATCATTGCCCGATGTTTACAACTTGATGAGGGTAACCACCTTTCTCGTGAAGATTGGGCAAAGAAACTAAGTGTTGCAGATCGTAAAAAGATTATAAAAGAAATTACCTCGGTACAACCAGGTCCTCGTATGGGGGAGGTGGAGACTCAGTGTGCCCATTGTGAACAAGAATTAATAGTGGTGTTGGATTGGGTCTCACTTTTATTCAGTTAATCTGAAGTTTATTTATTGGGAATATGAAAAGATTGCCTCTGCGTACAGAGGCTTTGGTCTAAATGACCTTAAGTCAATGTCCGTGCGTCAGCGTGCCTACTGGTTTGGTATGGCAAAGTGGCGTAATAAATAAAGAAATAATAAATAATGGCTCCAAGAATCCCAGATAATCAAGGTGGTGAAGTTCCACTTGACCGTACAGGTAACCCGTCATCGGGTGCCGCTGGGCGTACTTCTCTTGGACTAGATGCTCGTGAAGTTGATCGTCTTGTATCTGGTATTGACAAAATCACTAGTGCTGTTACCAGACTTAAGGACACAGCCACAGGAGCCGTTAAAGCACTAGGTGGTATTGGTAGCAACACTGTCGGTGGTGGTGGTGTAGGTGGTTCACCAACTTCTAGAGGCTCTGTTGGTGGCTCTATGTCTTCAGCCATGGGTCTTATGGCAAACGCTCGTGGTGGTAGTGCCGCCCGTGGTGGTGGCGGTGGTAGTGCCATCCCTACAAGCACAGGTGGTGCTGGAGGAGGAGGGGGTGGTGGTAGCGGTCTTGGCGCAAGTGCCATGAAGTTAATAAACACTATGGGACAGCCAGCGCAGGATTTTTCAAATTACATGAGTAGCCGTATTGGTCAAGGTGCTGATTACTCATTACAAGCAGACAGAATGTCTACTCAACTACAACAGATGTATGGTATGTCTAATAGTCAAGTGCGCAACCAGATGCGTATGCCGTTGACTAGTCATTACCTTTTGGGTGGTGGCACAGCCATTAATGATTTGTTAGGAATGCAAGCAAACACAGGGTTGTCTGCATCCAAGAATGCTTCGTCTGTAGAGGCTATGCGTGCTGTATCTGGGTTCTCATATGGCTCAGGTGACATTACCAGAATGCTTTCTACAATGGGTTCCCCTGATGTAGCCAACCGTATGTTCATGATGGGTGGCACAGGCATGTACAAAATGGGTGGAGAACAACGCTCAGGAATGCAAAGTATCCAAGACATAGTACGCCGTACTGGATTAACAAACCCTGAAGCCCTTAAGGGTGCTCTTCAGCAAGGTTCTAACACACGACAGCGACTAAACGCTATGGGTGTTCCACAGGACATGCAAGACATGGTTATTCAATATGCCATGCAAAACTCTCAATTTCAGAAAAAGACTGGTGGGGAAACAATGTATGACCCATCAGTTGAAGCAGACCGTAAGACTATGGGTATTGAAGACAACTATGCAGTGTCCCATGAAAAGACTTCGGGAGAACGAATTAAGCGTGAAGAAAAATTCTATGGTCGTCAAACAGATAACTTTTCACGGTTTGAAAAAAACCTTAGAACTTCTACAAAAATGCTTTCAATGTTTGAAGATGCATTGTCAGGCATTATTGGATTAGGTATTTCTGCAAAAGGACATCCAATTACTAACACCGTTTCATACGGTATGAACGCTTTTAAAAATTTTCAGATGGCTGCTCTTGAAACAGGAATAGATGCCGCTGCTGCTATGGGTCCTGGTGGTGACCCTGTGGATTCTAAAAAATCAACAGGGACATCAGCAAATGTTGGCTCTAGTGGTTCTGCACAAAATGTTAAATTAAATAAAGAGGACGAATCAAAACTAGCAACTCTTGATCCTCGGTTGGCTGTGCCATTGCGTAGAATGATGGAAGCAAACCCAAATCTTCATATTGGTGATGCTCGCCGTTCTACTGCGCAACAAGAACAAGGTTTTAGAGATAGATATCGCCCTACTAACAAACCTGTATCTGAAAAAGGTGAAACAGATAGAATCTGGAAGGGTGTTGTATGGGAAATGAAACCAGGAGAAAAAAGACCACCAATGGCTCCTCCAGGACAATCTTTCCATGAACGAGGACTAGCAGTTGACTTGTCCCAATCGGAAAGTGAATGGCTTAGGAACAACGCATCTAGGTTTGGTTTAGAAACAGGCGCTACTACTAAGGGTGCCCGAAGTGATGAACCATTCCACATTCAGCCAGCAGGAACCTTGGGGTACTCAGGACCAAACTCGGCGTCTAGTTCTGCAAAAGCGGCATCTGGTGCAGGTGTATCAAAATCATCCGTGCGTAAATTGAGTTCTGTTGTTTCACCTCTTGCAACAAATAGTTTAACAAGTGCCCCAGCAACCCTTAAAAATGCTGGTTCAATGGCTAGTGAATTTCTGCGTAGTGGTGGTTGGAAGACCGAAAGTTCTTCCATTGGATCAACAGAAAAAATTGGAACACTAAGCAACTATGGCAACTCTGTTGCCCAAGGTGGTGACCCTGTAGACCGTGGTAATTACTCTATGGGCGGCTCACAAGGAGCAGGGTCCATTGTTATTTCTCCAAATATCTATCTGAATGGAGGACAAGATATGACATCTGATTTACGCCGTATTGCAAAAGAAGTAGGTGCCCTACTTGAGCAAGAAGTTAAATTGAAAATGATGAGGACCTCATAATGGGAGTATCACCCCCTTCCCGTGACCCCTTTCTTACCAATGAGCAGGCAAAAGCCATATTGGAGGGGACACCAAGAGACCAATCGGGACGACAAAGAGCAATAGGGCAGTCATTTGCAACAGATCAATTTTTTGGAATTACTGACAATGAACCATTTTATTTAGCACATAGGGATGTAGACAACCCTAAATTTGCTTGGCCTTCTAAACAATACACAGATATTGAGGGAACAACTCATAGAGTTCAGCGTGGGTACATGCGCAGTTTAATTACTGACCCTGAAGTAGATCCTTATGCAAAAAATCGTAGATTGTTTTTTCAATTTAACCCTACGGTACTTGTTCGTCAAGTACAACAAACTCCAGGAGCAATGCTTCCACTATTGCAAAGTCCTGAACAATTACTGCAACCAGTTCCAGGTACTGCCACATTTGGGTTTGAATTAATGTTTAACAGAGAACATGAAGTAAACACTGGAGATAATCCTCCTGATGTATTGCAAGAGACCCTGTTATTACCAAATGATCAAAAAGGATTTGTGTCTGAAGTAGGGGTGCTGGCTGACATTATGGTGCTAGACCTTATTACAGGTCAAGGAATTTCACAAGACTTATTGGCTACTTTAGCCAAGCGTCAATCCGAGTTTATCCTAAAACAAGGCGCTGAGGAACAAGAATACATTGATTCATTAGTAGGGGAAGAAGGGGAAAAAATTAGAGAGTCATATATCCCTACATATGACGAAAGTGATTCTAATCAAGCAAACCTTGCAGAAATTTTTACAAAACAAATAGGAAACTCTGCATTTCTTAACCCGTTACCATTCCGAGTAATGTTTTCTTCATTATTTATGGTTGAAGGAATTGCAACAAGTGTTGATGTAAAGTTTACAAAATTTAGTCAAAAGATGGTACCTGTGCAATGTACTGTCACTATCAATATGTATGCGTTGTACATTGGTTTTGCAAAAAAGAATACATTTTTGTATGACAACCTTGTTCAAGGTGCCATTGACAATAAAACACAACAAGTAAAAGATGAAGAAGTTGCCAACAAATTAAAGGCTGGATTAGATAAAGTTGTCTTTGATTCTACTACTTTTGGTGGCACCCTTTCCTATACTGCTACAACTGGAACAAATGCTTTTCAAGTAGCGATTAATGCAGACCGCACATCTACTTTTACAAAACAAATAGAAAAAAAAGAAATTACAGATGTAATACTTCGTGTAAAAATGGAATATGATTTTACTACAGGAACCTCAACAGAACCTACATTTTTAAAAGACAACCATGTTTATTTAATGTATAAAGATAGCGCTGATATTCCATTAGAAAAGGTTACTTCAAAGATTAACTTTGGATTGAGTGCTCCTGATCTTGTAAATTTGCTTCTTACTGAAAGCAAAAAACCAGGTGGAGAACAAAAACAATATTTAAGTTACAGGTATGTTGTAGAAATTGCAGGAAAAGGAGACAATGGTTCAGTAGTTGCATCTCCGTCACCATTTAACAGTGAAACAAAAAAATTTGCACAGGTGCTAAACCTAGAAGAAGAAAAGTATGAAAGACTTACTGCTAACAATCCTTTTAAAAACAAAGAGTAACTATAATGATTCAAGTTCTTTCTAGATACACAATTACTTCAGAAGAGCGTGATGGTAATGTTGCCATTATTGCCGTGCGCAAATCTGCACCAACTACTAGTTACAGTAGTCACCGTGCTCGTAATGGAGACACCTTTGAAAACCTTGCGGCTCGCTACCTTGGGTCTTCTTTGTTCTATTGGAAAATTGCAGATTTAAATCCTCAAGTACCTTTTCCAGATTACATTCCAGCAGGAACAAACATCCGTATCCCTAGATGATTACTACAGGTGCGTCCCCTCTTGATATTCGCTTTGAGGTTGTAGTCAATGGTATGTACCTTGATTACGCCTCAGTCAAGCGTGTCAACATTGAGTTGCAAGAGAATATGCACAACCTTGCTGTATTAGAGGTTGGTGGTATACCACCACATAATTTAACTGATTTTATTGACCTTCCTATTTCTATTAAAATTAGTGTTGGACAAATCCGTATGTACGGTTTTGCTGGGTACATTACATACTTGGAACCAGAGTCAATTAATAAGAATGGTCTTATTGATAAAAGTCCATTTCAACTTACTCGCATCCATTGCCTTGGTGCGTCCTACCCAATGCGTAGTCGTAAAACAAAGGTATGGAACAATAGAACCCTTGCGCAAATTGCAACTGAGATTGCAAAAGACTACTCATTGACGGTATCTGTTCCAAATGATCCTTATGTATTTCCACGCTTGGTTCAATCAGGTAAATCAGACTGGGAACTTCTCACAAATGCCGCTAACTACCTTGGTTATCAAGTTCTTGTGCGTGGTGTACACATAGATATTTGGGACCCATTTGCTGTTTTTAGTCGTACTGGTTCAATACCTTTATATGCAATGTCTGGTAACAGGGGTCGGTTAAACGCTTCACCTGGACAAGTTATTAAGTTTCATGGTGTCATTGGGGCTGTAACACCACTGTCCGCACGCACCACTGAAACAGTGCATTCACTGGTTGGTAACCAAATTGTAACAACAAGTCTAAGCACATCTACTGGATACGGCGAAACTGTGGAGTCTATATTCCAAGATGAGGTTGGGGCAAACGCCCAATCAGTTGAAATGGCTAATGCTTTACTACAAGGTCGTAGTCGTAAAAAACTTCCTTATATTGCTCATGTAGATGTTGTGGGTGACCCTGTGATACAGCCTGGGATGGCAGTTAAGATTGATAGGTACAATTCAGCGTTAGATGGTTTATGGATTGTGCAAGCAGTTCGCCATGAAGTCTCTCGTGGAATGGCAATGTCCTACTTAACTTTGGCAAAAGACTCCAATGATATTGACTCAATTAATAGCACCGTAAGGGCTGCTGTCATGCCTGAGTTAACAGAACCAGTTCTTAAAAATAACCGTTGGGTGACAGGTACGGAAATGGTACATGTATATGCATAAAGGAATTATCTAATGAAATCTATCTCTATACCTTTTCGCTTTGAGAATGGAAAAATAGCCGATACTACAGATCTTGGTACTATTGCTCGCCAACGCATTGGGGATGTTTTGGCTACTAGAGGGTATGAACGAGTCATGCAACCTGGATATGGTGCTGGTATCAGTGAACTTTTGTTTGAACCCCTTGACCCACTTGTGTTTGCTGATTACAAGGTAGATGCTTTGAGTGCTATCAACGATAATGTTAGTGTTGCTACTATTAATGATATGCGTGTTCAAGCAGGCGATTCTTTACAGTACAATGATGAGGGGCAATCTACATTAAAGGTTTCTGTTGTGTATTCTGTTCCAAACTTAGGAACGGCTACTTACACAGTAACTGTAAACACAAATAAGATCTTGACAGAGGAAAGCGCTTTTTAATCATGGCTACATTTGACTACACCAGCAGAGACTATCTGTCTATCCGACAGGACTTGCTTAACCGTGCGGCTAAGACCATCCCAGAGTGGAATGGCACAGACACCTCAGAGTTTGCCAACATGTTTGTTGACTTGTGGGCGTATATGGGAGATGTTTTGCACTTTTATGTAGACCGTGCCGCTGGTGAAACTTTTTTAGATACAGCCACACAGCGCTCGTCTGTTTTAGCCATTGCTAACTTGTTGGATTATATCCCAGCATCTCCTCGTGCGGCCCGTGGTCTTGTGACTATCCAACTAAACTCATTACCCTCTGGTGAAACAAGTTATGTAGTTCCTCAGTACACAACATTTAAAGGTTTTGATGCAGATAATAATTCATATGATTACTATTTGTTAAATGATTCTCCTGCTCTTGATCTAACAACAACGACACAATCAACAGGTACAGTCGTTCAAGGAACCTTAGTGTTTAATGAAGTGGTTGGGACAAGCGCAGGATTTACAAATCAAAACTTTACATTGTTTAATTCAAGTGTAGATATTGACAGTATTACAGTCCTTGTATATGAGGGACCACTAAGTAGTGGCGCTCCTACCGCAGTTGAATATCAATATGTTGCCCAATTGTCTAATGCAACTTACACAGATAAAGTATTTACTGCTCGTACAACATCTAGTGGTTATACACAACTTATTTTTGGTAATGGTTTTAATGGAACTGTGCCTACAACTAACGCAAGTATTACAGCATCGTATCGTACTACTGTTGGTTCATTAGGAAACATACCCGCCAACGGTATTAAATTAGTGGCATCATCTCCACAGTCAACGCATATTAGTGTTGTGTCATCTGGAACTATGGGTGGTGGAGCAAACACTGAATCTATTGATTCTATTAAGAGTAATGTGTCCCGCTTGTACCGTACACAAGATAGAGCAGTATCTCTTCAAGATTACAAAGACCTTACTCTCCAAATACCTGGAGTTAGCAAAGCCACTGCTACATACAGCGACCCAACAGTAACTCTGTACCCAGTTCCTTACCAAAGCACTTATCCACCTGCACCCATTACTTCTGGTACACAAAAGGTTGTGATTGAAATACCTACATCAATGGTTGAATCTATTGAAAGTTATTTTTCTACACGATCAATGCTAGGAGTAACAGCAAGTGTTGTTAATCCTGCTAACCATGGGTCTATTGATAAGTACATTGAGTGCACACCTATTTATGTAGGTATTCAAGTATATGTAAAAAGTACATATGTACAAAGTTGGGTACAAGCACAAGTAAACATTGCTATTCGTGCACTTTTATCATTTGACAAAGTATCGTTTGGACAAATTGTTACGGTTGGTGAGGTCTACCGAGCGGCTCTTTCAGTAGAGGGTGTTGATTATGTTATATTGACAAACTTAAGCACTACTTATGATGCAACACCAGCAACAGTAAGCACTGTGGCAAATGTGTCCGTAGCGTCAACAAAGTTGCCATGCTTTACTGACCTTATGACATCTGCACCAACGGCAGTGAACTTTGATATGGTCGGTGGATTGACTGGTAGTAACTAATGGCTTTAGTTTCCTTTACAGTTCGTAATACTATTGCTAATGGTGGCTCGGCTCTTCGCCGTACCAATGTCACACAAAACTCAGGAACACCTGATGGGTCTGGTACAGCCGTATATGACAGCGCTCTTCGTGCTGACGGATACTTTCCTCCTGCACCCCAGGCTTATCTTCAGTCTAGTTTTTCCGCAAATATTTATGTGCGTGGAGAAATTGAATTGCAATGGGAACTAGAAACTTCTTTAGTAAGCAGTGCTTCTGGATCAGATTTTGAACCTGTTGAATTACTAATCCGTGCGTCTGAAGATGGTGAACCAGTAACCCCAGCAGATGGATTTGAAATAGTGCGCCTAACGGCTGATTCAGACCCGTACTTTGAGTCGTACATAGATGTGGCTGGACCATCACGCCCCTATATCGCAGAGGGCAAGTGGGCTTACTATTCCTTGTTTGTTAAGTATGCCAATAACACTGGTGATTCTTACTACGAAAATTTGGCTGACTTGTCTGTACAAACTCCTATTAATTTTGGGTCTACAGAAGAATTATGGAAACATATTCCTGAGTATTACCGACAAACAGATGAAGAGTACATGCTTGCAACAGAGAACTACTCATATGACAACGGCCCTTTGTATCGTTTCATAGAACTGTTTGGTTGGGAACTTGACAAAATGCGTACAACTATCTATGACACAATGCGGATTAATGACCCTTCTGTAGTGCATAGTTCAGCAATTGACTCACTGGCTAACCAAACTGGTGTTGAATTTAACAAGTCTGCTTTAGGTACTGCCAAACTTCGTGCCATTCTTAATAACATTGGTTATTTGCGCCGTACTAAAGGAACAATTAATAGTATTGAAGCGTACATTTCAGCAATGTCTGGTTGTGGTGTAACCACCAATACTGCTGTATCACCCATAGAGTTTAATGTGCACCCAATGCGTGTCAACTTGTTTAGTGATCCATTTTTTGCACAGAGTTCTACTACAACTGACACAACAGGAGTAATTAGAAGAAAGTTTGGCGCATACAATGCCAGTGGTCGTCAATACGGTTGGGGTGTGTTCTCTAACCAACCCGCTGGGATTGCTACAGGAAACATTATTGATGTAACAGACGGCGTAGTTACAGTTACATTAGCGGCTGGTAGTGGTACAAGTAATATATACATTTACAGCCGTGGTGCATTTACATACAATAATAATTTGACATACTACGCTTCTGCTCAATCTTCACATGACTTTGTTACTCGTTTTACTACTGCGGCTAATATGCTTTCAATTTTAGAAACAGCATCTGATAGCAGTACCACTGACTTTGTAGCCTTTGATGACTGGAATGATGTAGCAGTTGCTAGTGCATTCCCTACTTTTTTAAATCCAGGGGATACAACACGAAAAATTACTGCAAGTATTCCTAATACCACAACTGTTTCCCCTACTTCTGTAGTAGGTGTATTTAAATTGTCTGTGGCACACCCTGCATCTGGTACTACTACCATTACTTTTTCAAAGCCACTATTTGAGTATAAAAACTCTAGTGGTGTATTCTTTACTGGTAGTGAACCTATGGGTGGATTTATTCCACGAGCAGGGGTTGCGGGAGATGGTCTATATGACTACCACTGGGGATCAAACGCAGTCAGTTCTCTCAATACAGACTTTTCATATTACACACTTGATTATCACCGCACTAAAGTAATTACTGACAACATTGTCACAAATTATGTTGCACCAGTTACTTTGGTGTATGGTGTGGACTACGAAATCAATTGGGAAGTCCTTGAGTGAATTATCTGATAAGTGCACTAGCCGTATACAAAGTGATGCAGTTTTTAAACATCATGACCCCAAAGGAAGCGATGCCTTGGGTTAAGGTTCTTGTAGGAATACTGTTAGGTTACAGTGTGTCCTTCGTCACAAATTTGCCTGATAAGTGGGTATCTGGATTAGTGGTTGCTACACTCGCTAGTGCCTGCCACGGTGTCCTACGAATCATTACACTTCATGGAGATTTAGCGGCTCGCAAAACACTTAAATAACAGGAGCAACACATGAAGTATGGCATTCTTGGCAGTGGTACTGCCAACTCAAAGGTAACACAAGACGGTTTAATAGACATTAGGGAAAATGATCCCAAGGCAATTTTTGTTGTTCACGCTCGCCGTGCACCACAAGGTTCAGTAAGTGATGTATACGATTTTTTAGTAGACAATGAAGTGCCATTTATTGCTGTAACTCGTGTAGATGACAAGGCACCAAAAGCGCTAGTTAATTGCGCCATTGATGTTGTTACTACAGACGATCCTGCCAAAGAAATCTTGGCACAATGTGACATAGTTTTGTTACTGTGGGACGAAGAAAATGAAGAGTCATCTAACCGCCTAGCCACTATGTCACACGATGCAGGAAAAGGAATTAAAGATTTAACCATGGCGCTTACACCAATCATTGTTGAGGGTGCTGAACCAGTGGAAGAAGTAGTGCCTGTAAAAGTTGGCACTGAGGAAGAGTACGCCATCGTTGGTTTTACTCGTGACGAACTACTGAACATGAACATTGGTGTTCTTCGCCGTCAGGCTAAATCACTTGGTGTTGAGAATGTTGGTAAGACCAAGCAAGAAATTGTTGACAGCATCTGTGCAATAAGCAATGACAACAGAGAAGTTGACATTGATACAGACATGTCTGGGGAGTTTGTTGTGGCTACAGATGTGCACAACCCCAGTGATATTGGTAACGGTTTCTTTACATGGCTTGAAAATGGTGAAGTACAGTGCCACCCACTCCCACCAATTATGGTCAAGTGGCTTATAGAGGAACTAAAAACCGCTTAGTTATTTAGTGGAGGCAGTAAGTTGCCAGCGCCACTTCTTATGCATGTCATCACGACTTGCTAAGAAATCCATAATGCCTTGTTCGCCTGCTTTTTCGGCAGACTTAAAAGCCTTGTTGATTGTTTCAATAACACCATCGTTGACTTTCAACAGGGCTTTTGCCATTGCTTTAGGTTCTGGCTTAACCTCTACTGACTCAACAGTGCGAAGGTCAATGAACTTGCTAAGGGTAAACGGAGCGTATTCATCCAACTTGCGAAGACCTTCTGCAATGGTGTCAAGGCTCCCATAAACATCTTCGTAAATATCAGCAAATAGGTCGTGATATTGAGAGAAATCAGGACCTTCAACATTCCAATGATAACCATGTGCCACAAAGTACATTGTGACAACATCGGACATTAGTGTCTTTAGATCATTTGTGAGAGTGCTCACCATTTTTCCTTGTTGGCCCAATAAGCAGCACTCATTTTTCCTTTAGCAATATTTTTTGCATGGCGAGCCTTAAAGGAATCATTTCGTGCAGAACCATCAGGAGAACCTTGTACACCCTGTTGACCAAAGCGAATAGTTTTAATCTTGTCGCCTTCTTTGGCAACAACAATATGTGATTTGGTTGGATGGTCAGGTGTTGCTTTTGGTTTGTTGAAACCCGATACACCTGCACGCTCTAGGCGTGGGTCTTTTTTACTAGCCATTACTTTTTGCCTTTCTTAGAAACTGCCATATTGTCCACTAGATTTGGGTAAGGTCGCCCTGCTTTTTTAGCACGAGCCTTTGCTTCAGCCTTCTTTTCAGGCGTCAACTTCTTGTCTTTTTTAGAAGGGTCTGGAGTATCCCAGACTTCTTTTTTCTTTGTAGCCATAGAATCATTTTACCCTATAAACGACTAATGCTGGAGGCGTTAACCCCCAGCATTAATCTAAGCAACCAACACAAGGACGACCAAGTATTGAATTTATAGTGTATCCTCTAAACCCCAACCAATCAACACACGGAGCAACATATGTCAACAAAATTTGGCGGTCCTTTCCTAGCCTTTCCCCGATGGGTACTGCCCTACCTTCAGGGAGATTCCACGGCAAAAGCAGTCCTTTTGGAGTTGTTGACTTATATGAAAGCCGAGTCCCAGAGCACCACCACCTCGTACAAATACATTGCTGATCAGGTGGGGTGTGACCGAAGGACTGTCATTCGTGCTATCGCCCGTCTAGAGGCCACAGGAGTGCTCATACGGCGTCATAGAGGCACCAATGGTCACAATATGACCAATAGGTTCATAATCAACTTTAACAACCCTGCTGTGCTTTTGGCTGAGGAGGTAGTGTCACCCATGACACTAGGTGGTGTCACCCATGACACTACCCCTAGTGACACCAGTGACACTACCCCTAGTGTCACCCATGACACCCAAATAAGAACTAATAACAAGAGTTATAAAAAGAGTAACCATAACAAGAGACCGATTCAGGACTATGAAGACCTAGAGGTGGATAATCGGATATGAAGGCTCGCCCCGAAGATGACTGGGGTAAGCCGTTGGGGTCTGACCCCGATGCACCAGCCCCAGTTGCCAAGAAGAAACCCGCCCGTCAAGAAACCTTGACAAGTCTTATTTATTACTTCAACGACATTCTCCCACAAGATGTTTGGGGAAACCTTAACTCTCCCGTAAATGCAAAAGCATTGTTGGTTGGATTGCGCAAACTAAAAAATGCTGGGCATAGTATTGCTGACATCAAGTCAATGATGAATTCATTTGTTGCTGGCTTACAAGTAAAACCATTACCAGTTGGTGTTGCACCATGGCGTGGATTTCTTGCTAATCTTGACGCTCTCGCCTCAAAGGTGCAAGCAACCAGTCTTAAGGAGCCTGACACATATGATGACCTCCAACCAGATACACGAATTGTCTAACAAGGACTTATTGCGATGAGCGAGTTGCGTAGTCAAAAATACTGGCGTAACCGTGATCCTGAAGAGCGTGTGCGTAACACACACATACCTAAACGCTTTCGCCAAGACACACTAGACAACTACAAGACCACAGCAAACAATGCGACCACCTTGCAGTTGATTAACAAATGGCTGGAGTCTGTAGAAACTTATGTTGAAGACGGACAAGGTTTATACATTGTTGGTGGTAGTGGTTCGGGTAAGACACACTTAGCACAAGCAGTTCTTAAGCGTGCTGTGTACAAATACAACTTGTCAGGAATGTTCATTACTGCTGACAAGTACATCCAGATGGCATACAACGAAATCAAGTTTGGTGATGAACTTCCTGAAGGTTACGAAGACCCAAACACAATGAAGTACCTACAAGAGACTTTTGACATTGTGGTTATTGACTCCCTTGGTTCAGAGCGACCAACTGACTTTACAAAGCGCACAATTATTTCTTTGATTGAAAGTCGTTACCACGAGAAGTTAACCACCATTGTTACAACAACAATGAAACCATCAGCACTTGAACAGATGTACAGCGCAAGTGTTGCGTCAATCATTAAATCATGTTGTTATGTTGCCCCACTTAAAGGAGATGACTACCGCATTAGTCAGTGGATTGAAGAGAATGCAGGGTAACGACATATCAGAATTTGCATCCATTGCACAAGGCGTTGTTTTTGATGGACTACTTGCGTCACCACCAGAAGGTGGTAGAGCATTTCTTGAATCAGTGCAACGCAGGCGCAACAACTGGGACGCAGTTATTCGTATGTGGGAACCTAATGACATGCCATTGAAAGCACTGTCTGATTGTGTTAACCGTTTAGGTCTTGGCACAGATGTTTACACTTTTACACATCCAGATGCTGTGGATGCAATTGATCGGTGGTTAATACGCAAAGGTATTAATTGCCCAGTGTATTATTATGAATCACCAGAAATGTTGGAATACGACTTGCGTTTTCAAAGAGCAGTGCGTATCATCTACACCTCTGATGAAGAAATTGCTCGCACCCTGGGAATTAGGTCCACTGTTGTTAGCCCTGACAAAGCATGGACACCATAATGGCAAGTAGCGAGCATCTTCTCTTAAGCAAGATAATTCAAACAGCAAGCCTGTCTGAAGTTATTGATGCAGGAGTTCGCCCCGACCATTTCAACTCAGATCTTGCAAATGTATTTATTTGGGTGCTTAGTTACTGGCGTGAGTACAGCGCTGTTCCTACACCCCGTGTCATTAAGCAAGAGTACGCAGACCTTCAATTACTAAACGCTGAGGCAGAACCATTCCCACGACTCATTGATGAGTTGTTCATGGCATACAAGCACAAGCATCTTGTACTTGCAGTAACTGCGGCTACGCCATCACTTAACAATCAGCACACAGATGAAGCCGCAAAGATTCTTTCTGAAGGATTACAAAAAGCGGCTCTTGAAGTTGCACACCTTCGTGATGTTGACATTATTCAAACTTGGGAAAAGCGTATGGAGCGTTATCGCATTATGCGAGATACTCCAAACTCATTGCGAGGAATACCATCTGGCTTTGGTGGGCTAGACAAAATTACAGCAGGGTTTCGCCCACAGCAGTTGATTACCTTTGTTGGTGAAGCAAAGAAAGGTAAGTCATTGATGACACTCATCATGGCTAATGCGGCTCACAACCACGGCATTACGCCTATGTATGTTTCTTTTGAAATGAGTATTGAAGAGCAAGAGGCTCGCTATGACGCCATCGTTGCTGGCGTATCCCACACAAGAATTATGCGTGGCGATTTAAGCATGCAAGAACTAGAACGAATTGAAAAAGCCATTAAGGTTCGCAAAAACATGCACCCATTTATCATGACCGAAGATGCTTCGTCATTGACAACGGTCAGCGCAATCGCAGGGAAGATTCAGCAATACCGACCAGGTTTGGTAATTGTTGACGGTGTGTACTTGATGGATGATGAGAACGGTGAACCAAAAGGAAGCCCACAAGCGCTTACCAATATTACTCGTTCGCTTAAGCGCCTAGCACAGAAGTTTGATGTACCACTTATCGGAACCACACAGGTACTATCGTGGAAACTTGGCAACAAGAAGTCTCGTCAGATATCTGCCGATTCAATTGGTTACACATCATCATTTGCTCAAGACTCAGATTTAATCTTGGGTGTTGAGTCAGACCCAGATATTGATAACCAAGCAATCGTGCGTGTAGTTCTCGCAAGAACTGCACCTAAAGGTGAGATTCGTATTAAATGGGATTGGGACACAATGGACTTCACTGAAGTCGGAGAGGAAGGCAAGGATGGCAATGATGGCTGGTACTACTGATCTTGGAGACTTTCTACTATCTATCGGAGTAGATGTTCGTAGAGCAGGTCAAGAAATTTCTGCTCGGTGTCCTGTACACCTAGCACGCACAGGTAAAGAAGATAACTCCCCTTCGTGGTCTATGAACGCTGAGACAGGTCTATGGATTTGTTACTCGTGTGGTGCACGAGGCACTTTGCCACAACTCATTATGGAACTAACAGGTAAAGAAGATTTTGCTGTTACTGAAATGATTATGAACAACAATGTCCAACGGTTGCAGATGCCTGAATGGGAGCGCCGACCTGAAGTTGACCACCAGATGTACTTGCACTACCCAGAGGTTCCTAAAAACCGTTTAGCAAGTCGCAACATCACAGCAGAAGCGGCTCGTAAACATGGTCTGCGTTGGAATGATAAAAACAACTCGTGGATTATTCCAATGGTTTCTTCCGAAGGAGACTTACTGGGCTGGCAAGAAAAAGGATTGAACTCCACATACAACCACCCAACAGGGGTACGCAAAGGTGACACCTTGTTCGGTATTGAACAGTTCAAGAGCACAACAGCAATACTCGTGGAATCACCATTAGATGTTGTTCGCTTTGCATCATCCTTTTCTGGCATTCAATGTCTAGGAACTTTTGGCGCACAAATTACAAAGAACCAATTACAACTGGCGTACAGTGTTGCAGACAAAGTAATTGTTGCGATGGACAATGATGAAGCAGGGATTGCCAGCGCAAAAAAGATATTTAAAGATATGCCATTACTTAAAGGTGGTGTCTACTGGCTTCACTATGGTCATACAAAAGCAAAAGACCTTGGTGACATGACAGATGACGAGATTGAAATAGCAGTGGTTAACGCTTCCGTAATACCTTGGTGGCTGTAATGTTTACAGGAAACTTATACCCATTTCAAGAAGAAGCCAGCCAGCGTATGGTTGACAAAGGACAGATGCTTTTAGCCATGGTTATGGGTGCTGGTAAAACAGTTACCACTATCTCTGCTTTAGAAGAATTGTTTGATTTAGGTGAGTTGGACAGAGTATTGATTGTTGTTCCAAGCAGTCTCAAGTATCAGTGGTTACGAGAAATTAAAAAGTTTACAAACTCGTCAGCCTGCGTTATTGACGGTCCACCTAAGCACCGTGAAATTATTTGGCGTTCAGCATTGCGCTGTAAGTATGTCATTGTCAACCCAGAGACACTTCTTAACGATCAAACTTATTTGACACATCTTGGTGCAAACGCCATAGTAATTGACGAAGCCACCATCATTAAGTCTCCTCGTGCCAAGCGTTCTAAGATGCTAAAGAAACTAGGAAAGAAGTTTCAATACAGATTTGCACTTACAGGTCAACCTATTGAAAACAAGCCAGAAGAACTATTTTCAATAATGGAATTTGTTGACCCCAATGTGTTGGGTCGCTTTGATATCTTTGACCGTACTTTTATTGTGAGGAATCACTACGGCGCTCCAATTCGTTATCGCAATTTAAGTTCTTTAAATGATTCTCTTTCTGAAGTGATGGTTCGCAAAACTCGTGAAGACATTCAAGACCAACTACCCAATGTGATTACGCAGGTAGTGCCCATTCGGTTTGATACTGCTGGTGCGGCAATCTATGAGAAAATATGTACAGACTTAATTGATGAAATCAATAAAGCAATAACAAGTCACGGTCAAGGGTTTGACTTGTGGTCACACTACAACGGCGCAGGAGGTAATGATGCGCAAGGTCAAATCATGGCTAGGCTTACTGTACTTCGCATGCTTTGCGATAATCCTCAGTTGGTGTTGGAATCTGCTAAGGCATATGATGATCCTTCACAGACGACAGAAGGTAGTCAGTACGCTTCAAACATTGTCAAAGCAGGCTGGCTCCCCCAGACCGTTAAGGCACCCAAACTAGACGCAGTCATAACCTACATTAAGGATGTATTAGATGAAGACCCGAATAACAAAGTGGTTCTATTCTCGTTCTTTAAAAAGAACCTACGGCTTATCCAGAAAGCAACTGAAGGATTTACGCAAAGCGTACTCTTCATGGGTGGTATGGACGCAAGCCAGAGAGACCTTGCCAAGCAAAGATTTGCCACCGATCCTGATGTTCGGCTCTTTCTATCGTCTGATGCGGGAGGTTATGGCGTGGACTTACCACAGGCCAATTACCTTATCTCTTACGACCTCCCTTGGTCGGCTGGAAAACTGGACCAAAGAGAAGCCCGAATAATCAGATTATCTTCAACACACCCCCATGTCACAATTACAGCATTCGTAATGAAGGGGTCTATTGAAGAAAGGCAGTATGAAATGCTGATGCAAAAGCGTGGAATTAACTCTGCATTCCTTGATGGAAATTATGACAATCAAGGTAAGTTTGAACTCTCCTTGGGCACCTTGTCCGACTTTCTAAAAAACACAGAGGTTTAAAAAGATGAATATGGAAAAGACACCTGACTACTACGAACGACTTGCGCAAGAGTTCAAGAAGTCTAAAGAAGCAATTGATAACTTAACCAAGCGTCAGAATGCTATGAAGGCAGAACTCATTGATGCCATCCAAACAAACGGCTACGAAGACAACAAGGGTCACAAGTGGTTCAAAGTTGGCGACATGGAGTTGAAGTATGAGCGCCGTGTATCTCGTTCTTTTGACATGGATGAAGCAACTGCTTGGGCAAAAGAAAATGGTCATTGGGACGAGATAAAAGAAGTTGTAGAGATGTTGAGTGAAGACAAACTACTTGGTCTTGCTTGGAACAATAAAGAATTAGAAGAAGTGATTCAAGGCTTTTACTCTGAAAGAGAATCTTGGGCTTTTAAAGCATGAAAGATGTACTGGATCTCTTTGGTGAACTTCCAGATTTTCCTGGAAAAACTAAACCAAAGAATAGACCTGAAAGTGTTCTAAAGAAAACAATGGATGACCCATTCGTGGGTGTTTCTAAAAAGACAGCAGTTGTCAATGGTAAAACAATTGACCTGTACACCATTGGAGCGCTTGCAAGTATTGTTGGGCGCAAGTCACAAACAGTACGCAAGTGGGAACGCAAAGGGTGGATTCCTTCACCAACATATCGGACATCAAAAGCATCTGGTGCCGAGTTGTTAAACACAGATCGTAAGGGCTATCGTCTTTACTCCCGTGAACAAGTTGAAACAGTGCTTGAAGCACTAGAACTTAACGGGTTACTAGGTACTCGCAATGGGAGTTGGCAAGAAGCCAATAACTGGGTATCTTTCATATCACACATACAGGCCAACTGGCCAAAATAATAAACACAGGAGAGCAAACAATGCCAAACTTAGATAACACAAAGGGAAGATGGGATGACGAATTTGAGGACGATGAGCAAGAGTTCACCGCACCAGCAAAAGCGCCACAATCAACTGGGCTAACACGCACAGCACGACCAGAATCAACAGATTCCGATGAACAAGCGCCACGCAAAGTTGTGCGCAGTGGTTGGGGCAGTGCAGACCGTACTTCTTCAAGCAGTGATGAGTTTGCAAAGCGTCTTAAAGTTACTGATGAGATTCAAATCATTAAGTTCATTGAAGACCAACCATACGCTCGTTACCGTCAGCATTGGGTAGAGCGCAAAGGACAGATGTCGTTTACTTGCATTTCCGATGCAGACACCACATGCCCACTCTGCGAAGCAGGGAATCGCCCATCATGGCGCTTCAACTTCAATGTGGTTCTCTTGACCCCAGGAGAAGAGCCAGTGCTTCGTTCATACGAAGTTGGTGCACGAGTAATTGACTCACTTAAGAACTTCAACGATCACCCAGCAATGGGACCACTCTCTAAGCACTACTGGACAGTGTCTCGTAGTGGTAAGGGTGCAACCACCTCAACCAACCACCAGATGGTGCGTGAGACTGACTTGGGTGATTGGAGCCTTGAGGCGCTAACTAAAGAGGAACTCAAGCATTTCTCTGGTACTGCCTACACAGACGACATAATCAGAACGCCATCTCGTAAGACATTGGCAGAAGTGGCTCTTGAAGTCCAGTCTGACTGATGAACTACAGCGTTGTTAAAACGCTTGATGAAGTACGGGAAGCCGTAGCCGTTATTCAAGCCCACGGGTCTTTTGCATTTGATGTGGAGACCCGTGGGAACTTGGAACGACACCCCGACCTTATTGAGTTTGTGGACAAAGAGTGGAAAGCACATTTGTCCAAACTAAAGAGTCCTACACCAGAGATTGCACGCAAGGCTCGTGAAACTGTGGAGGCTCGCTACCGTGGTGATCTTGCCCTTGACCCAAAACGCAATGAAGTATTTTGGATTTCATTAGCAACACATGGTCATTCGTGGGCAATACCTATGGGTCACAATGTTGGTGTCATTCTGATACCAGAAGAAGTCGGTGACGGCACAACTACTCCACCTGTGGGATACCGTAAGTTGCTTAAGAATGGTGAAGAGTCAATGGCAAAGTCTCGTTATGTGATTCCTGCTGTACATGATGAACCACCAGAGCAGTTAAACCGAACAGAAGTTTTAGAGGTACTGCGCCCCCTGTTCTTTAGTGACCTTGTAAAAATCGGGCACAATGTTAAGTTTGATGCTCGCTCTATTGGCAAGTATTACGGAGAACTTCCATACGGACCTTTTGCTGACACCATCTTGATGCAACACATTGTTGATGAAAACTTAATTAGTTACTCAATGGAAAATGTTGTCAAGAATATTTACAAGACTAACTCGCATGGTCGTGAAGGCAAGTTAGGAGCAATTATTGACAAGGTTCCTTTTGACAAAGCCGCTAGGTATGTACACCTTGACGCTCGCTGGACATGGTTGTTGTACACACACCTATGGCGCAAGATCGGTAGTCAAACAGACTTACTTTCTGCTTTTGAACTTGACTCTAAGGTTCTTCGTGTTCTTATGCAGATGGAAGACAACGGCATCTTGGTGGACAGCCGTGCTCTCAAGAAGTTAGGTAAAGAACTAGACACAAAACTTCGTGAGATTATCTTGGGCATTAGCGAGTATTCATTCATTGGGTTTAACCCTGACTC